CTCCGCCAGCGCCACCAGTGGTCCCGTTGGGGGGGTTTTCTCCAACCGCGCTTGCGCCACCACCACCCGCTGCCGGATATGGTGGAGATGTAATAGTGACATTTCCACCCCTGAACCCCTGCCCAGAAACCCCGGTTCCTCCGTTGTTGGCGTTATTAGAAGCCCCTCCTCCACCACCACTTCCCCCGTTTCCAGCATTTGTATTAGTATCTGTTCCGCCTTTGCCGCCGCCTGTAGAAGTAATTGATGAAAATACGGAATTGCTTCCATTAAATGCTACTGAGCCACTAAGAGCGCCTGCGCCGCCACCTCCGACTGTGACTGTGTACGGTGTTGCGCCGGTAACGCTAAGAGAACTGGCAGTCAAAAGACCGCCCGCGCCCCCACCACCGCTTGCTGCGCCTCCACCGCCAGCAACAACCAAGTACTCAACAGTTGTTGGCGCCCCAGCAGCAGCAGCAGGTTTGCCGCCCAAGACAGCCAGCATAATTCCACTCATGACACGTTTCCCGTCAACACACAGTTGGTCGCGTCAATAAACAGAACAGTACAAACTCCGCGAGTTGCCAGCGTTGCAGAAGTCACCGTTGTGTTGCTTCCAGCAATTTTGGTGGTTACCGCAGAACAAGTAATTGTCAAGCCTCCTGTCGTGTTGTTGTACACAGAAACGGCGTCCCCCGCAGCAAAAATAGATGCAGGGACAGTTACGCCAGCAGCAAGCGGTAAGAATTTACCAACGTCTGCCGCTACAAGCGTCCCTGTTGTTGCGCTAGAAGGAATGTTCAAATACCCAAGAGTCACCGCGTCCGTGGCTGGAAGCGTTTGGGTAAGTGTGCTTCCCGTATTGGCCGATTGCAACACCGAAGTTCCAGCACCACTGGCATTGCCTTGAAGTTTGATTGCGCTCATGATTGTTCCTTTAAGCAGCGATGAGCCAAACTTGGCCCGTAGGTACAGTTACTGCGTATCCAGTAGCTACTGACACCGGTCCAACACTAAACCCATTAGTGTTGCTAGTCAGTGTGTAGTTCTGACTGATAACAATTTGCGATTCAAGAATAGGACCACCACCGCCTGTGGCCGTTAAAACACCGCCAGAAAGGGTAAGACCTCCGGCTACGGAGATCTCTTCTGCCACACCCGTACCCGCAGTAGTGCGCCCAAGCAGTCGATTAGTCGCAAGTTGAAGCGTGTGCTCCGCGTTCCAATTTGACGGCTGAACAAGGGTCGCGTCTGCACCGTCAGTTTTTGGGCTTGTAAAAGCATGTTTTAGCGAGACGGCCATGGCAACTTTTAGGTTGTAGCCAAGCGGAGCAACGCAGTCGTGGTCGAGTTAGCAGGCATCGTCAGCGTAAACGTACCCGCAGTCACCGTCTGTGAACCAAAGGTATGAACACTGACTGCCTTGTTACTTTGCGTTGAGTTGTAAATTAACACCGTATCAAACGCCGTCGAAAGGGTGACGTTTGTGTAGGTAATCGAAGCAGAAGGAGTCCAATAACCAACCCCTGCAGTGGCAGAAGAGTTGGTCGAAGTTGGATTAGTCGCATTCGTAATAGTCACACCGCCCGCGGTGTAATTAGTGCCTGTAACTTCGCCAGTAGTGGAATATACAGTCGTGCTGGCATTTAGCGTTGCACTTGCCAAATACAAAGCAGCCTTAAACGTATTCGCCGTGCTGGCTGTCTGCGCCGGATTGGCGGAACTAAAGTTGTGAGTTGCACTTAACAGTTCACCAAGGAACGAAGTACACATGGATTGAGTGTTTGCCATGATAGACCCTTATGCAATTTCCGCTGCTTCAGCAAACAGCGCGGGAGAGGGTTTTAAAGTAACGTGAACGGAACGATGCACCAACTCATCGTCAAGCCAATACTCAGTCCAGGTTGTGAATTCAATATCATTATCCAACGAACCCTCTTGCTTGACCAAAAGAGAGTCGTCCATTTCACCGTGAATTGTGTTTACTAACATGTTTTAATACACCCGAATGATTGCAGACGTAACGTCGTCTGTTGGAAAAACAATATTCAAAACCCCGCCCGCGCTTGTTGTCCTCTGCCCACCAAAATCCAAAACGCAAACTGCCGGGTTACCTGCCGCAGAGCTATTGTAAATCAAAGCCCCAAACGTGGTGATAGTTACACCCGTTAAGGACAAATCCACAAAGTCCACATATGCTGTGGTATTGGCTGACGTTGGAGGGTAAGGGGTCAACGCTACGCCGCCCGTGGTGTACGTACCCGAAGCCGCAATCTCATTTGTAGCCGTGTAAGCAGTCGTACTGGCGTTAAACGTAGCATTCTGATTGTACAACGCAAGCTTAAATGTGTTGCCAGTCCCAGGCGTGAAGTTATGCACGCCCTTTAAGAGTTCCACCTTAAAACTGGTGCAAATATAATTGCCTGAAAAAGCCATTACGGACCCGGCGAATCAGATTTAAGAGGAATCCGCATCATTCCATCGCGGTACTCGTCGCGGCGGCGGCGGCCCTGCTGCTCAACGCCCAAGCCACCGACAGCCTGCTTGTAACTATTTTCAAAATACGCCTGCATGTCCGGCGGCCCTTTCAAATAACTGTACGCTTGGATCATGCATGCGTAGAACAACGCCTCTGGCGCATTCGTGCTAATCCAAGTCGTTGTATTGGTCGACGACAGTTGGTCCGGTCGATAAATAAACCCAAGTTCCACAATGTAGTTCTGATCGGGAGTTGGAGCCACATAGAACGTGTTCTGGTCCCACACCGAAAAATACTTGGGAGTACCCGTTACCGTCTGGTCCTTCCAATACTCCTTCATAAATGAAGTGTCCCGAAAGTCCAAAAACACTTGTATCGAAGTTGTGAAACTCTTGATCAGCATGTAACGATGCGTCAACATGTCTGTTGGAGCGGTCAAGAACCTATTTCCAGACGTCAAGTTACCCGTCATCTCTTTCTTGAACACGTCCAAGTCAATCTCACGCATGATGCGGTTCTCCGCAAACGTGATAAACGTGTTGATGACAGCATCGGTGAACTCAGTATCACCTACCTGCGCGTAATTCCGGATGTTTGTGACTAACTCGCTGTAAGTCATGTTGTTGTCACCGTCACAGAACCAACCACAACCTGCGAAATCAACGCAGGACCCGCAATATACGGACGCATATCGTTCGTGTTACGCGCCGACCCAAAACTCTGAAAAGATGAAAAGCCAGGAGCACCAACAAACACGGACAACGGCTCCCTACGATCCGGCCGCGGCCCTTGCAGCGCAACCGCATCGCCATGATACTTCAACGGCTGAATCTGCGGCTCTTTCGGCTCGTAATCGTCCGGACAAACCTTAAACCCACGCCAATTTATGCGAAGCTGCGACAGCTTATACCGCTGCCCACAGTAATCACATAGGGCTAAGGCATATTTACCTGCCGCGTACGTCATTCTAAATCGTCGCTATCTGCGGCACAAAGTAAGTGCTGGCCGTGTCCCGATCCTCATTGGCCGCACGCTGAAAGTCTTCTTCATACAGGGACTTCAAAGCACCAACACGATCCGCCGCAAACTTCAACGACAGAAAATACGCAAGCCCAGAAGCCAAACACGGCAAGAAACGCCAGTTCACGTCCGATGTGTTTGTGTACGCTCCGGCATCCTGAATCCGACGAATCCGGTAATACACCAGCTTGTAATTACTATTCGGAACAACAGGGTACAGAAACACCTGCGGAATATTCTGTCGCTGCACGTAGTACTGCGAAGGACGAGCCTGAAAATCCTTATTTGGAATATCCAAATACTCGTTTCGGCTAATTCTCTGAATAATAATGTCGTTGTACGGTGTCTGGGTCATGTCCCGAATAACCGCCGACAACACATTGACCGTATCCGTGGCAAGGTTCAAGACCCTATTGCCCTGAACCAATGAAATTTCCTGCAGCTCAATAGTCCACAAGTTCAACCCACGATTCGCCCAATCAAGAAAAACCAAGTTGAGCGAGCGGCGTGCCGTGGCCAGGTGATAACCACTGGTCGGCCGCATGCCGCATCGCTCAAATGCCTCTTCGACTAGCTCATCAATCGACAGATCAAAATCAGTCGTGCCCGACGTGGTCATTTAGCACATGCCGCCTTTTTTATAGGCCTTCATCTTCATGCCCTTTTTGACCATACCACCCTTGGCCATTTTGGCCGTACCGACCTTGACGGTTTCATCACCCTTCATCGAGTCATAGTTGTAATCGACTTTGGGCGTCTCACCACTCATCACGCAGCCGCCGCCACGAACCGCGGCACCCATTCCACGTCCAGCCATGATTATTTCCCCTTACCCAAGGCACGACCCTTGGTGTCTGCTGTAACACGCATCATAGCGCGGCCATAAACCGGAGCTTTTTTGGCCTCACCACCCTTTTTCATCTTTTTCTCTTCCATTTTTTCACCCATGGCGTACTGCATAGGAGAAATCTTTCCAGACTTAATGGCTTTAGCCTCTTTCAGCTCTTCGCCCTTAGTCTCTTTGCCCTTGAAGAGCTTCTTTAAATCAGCCTTAGCCATTTCAATATCCTTTAATATGAGGAGATTAGACGATCAATCTTCTCTTCCAGTTTGTTAAACCGAGCATCAATATGCTCCATGATTTTAGAGACTTCCGCCCTTGTAACCATGTCGCGCGCCATCTCTTCACGAGTCTTATTCAAGAGAATACTGAGGCGATTAACTTCCCCAAACTTCTCTCTAAGAACAAAGCCCGTAATCCCAAATACAAGGGTAAGCCCTGCAGACCAAAGTTCTGGCAAGCCCATTATGTCTGCTTCCCACCATAGAAGAACAGCGTGACCGAAGTCACCCCGGCCCCACTAAACGTCACATGAATACCGTCTTCAAACAAAATGCCCATGTCACTAATGAGCATATATTGAGAGCCAATGGCGGGAGCAGAAGTGAGAGTTAACCCCGTCGTTCCGCCTGATCCGCCACTTTTAAAAGTAAGCGTTGCAGCCGTAGCTGTAGATACAAAGTAAACACCAACCAAGCGGCTCCGACCACTGACAACTTGTGCTGTTGTCGTGGCCGAAGCCGAGTAAATATTACTATTACTCATGGCCCTATCCCTTAATCAAATCACAGGCCCCTAATTAAGCGGTACGTGTGAAAACGTATGCTGTGGCACTAGAGAACATGATGGTGAAACGGGCAACGCCAGTAGCGCCAACCGGAATTGTCAAATCACCAAAGCTACCTGGGGTATCTGCAGCGGCACTTGACAGAATAGCGTTTGTGTTAACAGCAACAGTCACAGCGCCAGAAGCTGTGCTCGCAGTGTTGTCAATGTACAAGTCCAACACAGTGCCCTTGGTGGCTCCAAGAGCAGCACCAAGTGCCGTGCCAGTAGGCAAAGTAATGGTTACAGCGGTGGCTGAAGTTACTGTGATGTAGCCGGTCGCAACTTGTGCTGCAGAGGCTGTAGCCGACGCATTTATTGCGACGGTTGTGGGGTGGTTCTGCTTAGTAAAAACCAGGTTGGTGGTCGTCAAATCGGTTACGCTGGTAGTGGCACCGAAAGTAGCGTCAACAGTGACAGTGCCAGTACCGGGGGCTACAGTGATGGTCTGAAAGCCGTTTTGCGATCTAACTGGGCCGGAAAACGTAGTATTTGCCA